CGAATCCCTTAATTGTGTCTAATAATAACTCTGTTATCTCATCGGATTTAAAACCCTTCCCAACTGTCCATCTCGCCCTGGCGTTAATAACTTCCTGGATGTCGGTTGTGTTTACGTAATATCCAAACTGTTGTTCCCACTCTGTATTTTGATAAGTTGTTTCATTTTGGCCTGTGGAGCCGTCTGTACTCTCTGAATCTACTGTGTAGTTTGTAAACGCTGTTGTGTTGTCGCTTGCCTCCATTGAGCCTATGTTGTTTTCTGCCATTGTTTTTTAAAGTTTTCGGTTTTTATAAATCTATCTTAAAGGGTATATCTAGTCTTAATGATTCATCTGTGACTTCTGTGTTTGTTGGATCTAAGACTATTGAGCCTCCACCTACTTTAGTTAATTTTAAATAGAGACTATCTCCTATCGATATATGTGTTTTTGTTATAGGAATTGGTATTAAAATTGTTTCATCCTCTGCTCCTCCGGATACAATCTCACTACTTATGTCTTCTATATTCAAATCCTGTGCGATTACATCAGCATCCTTATAATAGACTGTATCCCCTGTTCCTGCTGCATCTAACCATACCTCAATTTTAGAAATAAATATTTCTTTATTCGAGTTTTCTACTTCTCCTGCTGCGTATGGAGCGACTGCCGGATGGTATACACTCTCTGTCCAACTTTGTCCTGCTGAATTGAAAAATTTATGAAATAAATCCCCTGGGTTAACATCTGATTTTGCTTGGAATTCAACTTTATTAACAAAATCATTGACGGTTATTGTTTTCTTTAGTGTGTTTGTAGTTGTGTCATGAGTTACTTCTGCTGCGCTTGTTGTTGTCGATGTACCTATTACGCTAGTACTCCCCTTTCTTATTTGGAGTTGTACTGTTAGGCTTGTAATTGCTCCGTCTGCGTATGCTGTTAAATATCCATCGTCTTTTACATTGTTCGCTGTCGCAAATGTAGCACTAGGAAAGATATAAGTTTCTGTTCCTGCTATTAAACCTCCTGGGGCCATTGTCGACAACTGTCTAGTATTCATAATGAAATTTGAGTATGACGCGTCATCATATTGTGTTGGGTAAAAAGAAATAAAACCATTTCCTGTGATAACATCCTGCCAGTCATAACTCGCAATAAATCTCTCTCTATCATTTCTAAAAAATATCGGTAGTGTCATTTAAAGGCCCTCCCTATTATTAGATCTAGATTTGGCATCATGGCATCTTTCCTCTGATCGAAGGGTACAGACTTCCCTGCGTTGAGGCTTTGGTTTCCCACATCCATCCCTGCAAACATGATCTTTCCAATTAGTCTCCCATACCGCCCTACTCTGTTATTCCGATCTACAACTACGTAGACCTCCTCTCCTTCGATTTTAGACTGTAACCAGTATTTAGAATCGTGTCCACCTTCGGAAAGTTCTGGGGCTGCTATCTCTGCGATCCTTATAGGAAATTCAAAATCTCTGAAACTACAACTCACTCTTACAGTATCTCCATCACTAACCTTTACTACTTTCGCTCCGAATGATTCTGTTATTTGTTTGTGAGGTGATTGAAAATAATAAATAGACATCTGATTGTTTGTTAATTCTGGGAAACTTTTAAAGTCGTGCATTTTACGCCTCCCTTACGAAACGTTGTACTTGGATTTCTCTTAAAACTCCTAACGCTCGCAAATATGAATCCCTTAATAGATCTAACATTGTTGTCGCCTCTAGTCTACTTGTGAATCCACTCATGTCGTAGGAAATAACATACATTGCCGCGAGGTTTGATGCCGCCTCTTTTAAAATTGCTTTGACATCAACATCCAGGGTAGTATACGCATCACTCCAGTTATATCGTGTTAGGGCGTTTATTTCTGATTCTGCCTGTGTTACGAAGTCGTTAATGTAGGCCTCAGTTGCACTTACCGCACTAGCGTTTGCCCCTGCCTTTCTTAGTACCTCTGCTGTTGTACAGAATATTCCTGTGTCTGCCATTGAATTAACAAAAAGCCATGATATTTAATCCTTTGCTTTTTACCAACCACAACGCTCTTTTGACTGCCTCTACAATATGATCGTGTTTTCCATGTATTTTTATGTTTTTTGTGTCCTTCTCGACGACGTATTGGATTGAAGTTAGTGATTGGATTAGTAATTCGTCTTTCTTAGAGAATTTAACCAAACCCTGTTCCATCATTATTTTCATGTTTGAGTACATTTCGATCCCTTTAAGTTGTTTGGTCCTTCCGTCCGGATCTATGTCTCTTTTTGCGTTGTTTAGACCTATGGCTTTTCTTTTAAGTGAGTTGTGAGTTAACATATAGTCCAGGATTGGTGATCCCAGTCCTCCATCATCAACCCCTATTTTCTTGTAGTTATACTTATTATTTAGATTTATTATCTTCCTAACTGTTTCCCAGGCCTTCTGATTTTCGGTAGTTTCGGTATGAAATATATAATTCATGTCTTTCTTATTCTCAACCGAGGCGAAGGCATTTGGATCTCCTCCATGCCCTGCAAAATCGACACCCAAATAATTCCGCACTTCGAGAAGTCTGGTATCACTAAAACAACTGACGATTAACTCTCTGGAGAAGAATTGTTGTAGTGAATCTAAAAATTCGGCCTCGTACTCTTGACAATACTCTAATTTCGTCATTCTTTTGCTCTCTTGGTGTAAAAATTCTTCTGTTATTCTAGGACAGTCTTTTGACATTATATGTATCTTGTAGAAGTGTTCGTCTTGAAAACAGTCGTAGAAGAAGCCCTCATTTCCTCTAGGTGTGCTAAGGAGATCGAGAGTTCCTCCTGTAGTTGCAAGCATAGGTCTAATAGCAACGAACACCGCATCTGGGATGTAGTGTGCTTCATCTGCGACGAGTTTGTCGACTGTAAAGCCTCTAAGGCCATAACCAGTCTGTCCTGCAGGTTCTGCCATGATTTTAGACCCATTTTTTAATTCGATTTTGTGGAATGTTGGTCTTCCTTTAATTTGGGTTTTTGCGAGTAGCATGACATGAGATTTAACTTTCTCGAGGAGTTCGATAGATTGACGATCGACTGACGCAATAATAAGGGTTTTTGTTTTTGGATTGAGTAAAGCAAACAAAGCAACTCTGAGGGATTCTGCAAAACTTTTACCAGACTGGCGACCGGCCCGTACAACGGTATTCCCTTCGTGTTTGATATAGTCTTTTTGCCAGTCATCTAGTTTTATATTAAGAATTCGCTCTACATAACTGATTACACACTTCGCATTCCATAAATTTTCCTCCCTTTCTCCAGTGTTCGATGTTTGTTTCAATTTCTCTAAGTAGTTTGTTTGTTTCTTTAAAGAAGAATTCGAGTGCTTTGATTTTTTCGCCATCTGTAGCGCTCATATGTCTGCCTTATGCGATAGAATTTTGTAGTAGAATGGTTTGACTTCATTAATTAGTCCTAGAGTAATCATTAACTTCATAACATCCCTCACAACTGTATCTGATCCGCCAATATCTATAATGATCCTTCTCCAGAGTTTGTCCATGTGGATAGTCTTCCCTACGATTGGTTTTAGTATCTTTTGTACTTTTGCGTATCTACTTCGTCCGTCCATGTTTATATTCATGTATATATAGTTTATATAGTTATCGGTTATGATTCATTCTTATAAAAAAATTATAAAAACAGTTAATTTTCCCCTCCCTAGCTTACTTTCTCCTGCTAGCTAGCTAAATAGCCCTTTAGTAATAGCATTCCGACTGAGTGCAACTCTATCTGATTACGAAATGGCTATTTTCGCTATTCCCCTTTGTATTCTCTTGGTGTTAGGGAAGTTGTCTTGTATTCTTTTGGTACTTCACTAGACTTTTTAGGGTCTTCAAACGCGGTTCTCGTCGAATAATTGTAATAACCGACATACATGTACGGATCTAAAGCTCTCAACTAAAAAATTTCTCCAGATTCTCGTATCCATATTATCGTCTATTAATTGATCCTAATATTTAAAGTTAATGTGAACTAAGGTACCTAAGTGCACAATGGATTGTGCGAACTTTATATTATTTTCTCTGGATACCTGGATACACAAAAAAAGAAAAAAACCCAATAATCGCATAAACAATATAAAAGCTAAGCCGAGCGAAGCGAGGCGTGCGAGGCCCTCAGGCCGAGCACGTTACGAGCGAGCCCGATAGGCGAAGTGAGTGGTGGGGGGAGCTAGCAAATGCTAGCGGGGGAGGCTAACTAGTTGTTAGCCGGCTCCATGCAATGGGCAAAGCTTAAGATGAGGAACGAGTGAGTGACGATTCTTATGCTTTGAGGTAGTGCTAGCTAGCCGTTAGGCGTACAAGCTAGCTATATTATACTGCTACGCACGTAGCAGTGCTAAAGGCTGTATAGCAACCTAGCCACGTATTCCGGGCTATTCCGGGCAGTTTGCTTGCAAACTGGAAGGCAAGCTAGTTTAAGAGACTATCGGTTGCTAGAGGTCATTACACATACGCCAAAAAAAAGGGTGCAGGGCACTTAACCCTACACCAAAAATAACTACCATCTATCTTCATAATCTCATACTTATACTTCCACTTCGGCTTGTACATCCACAT